ACAGATACTTCACTAGGTATGGATGCTTGGAAGGCTGGGACTTCTAATTATCACAGACCTTGGAATGGTGGCAGAGTTATTAAGTGGGTTGATAGTTCTGGGACAATAAAAACTTCAGTAAATATGATGCCACCTAATGCACAAAACATAGGGACTACGGCATCAAATGCGGTATCAGATGCTCACATTATTGCTGGCACAAATGATGACACAAATAATTTTAATACAAGTGCAATAGATCACACACAATCAGAAGTAGCCAAGACGTTTCATTTTCGTGAGTTTGGAAATGGAAGTGCTAATGGTGGGACACAGGCAGGTTATGCAGATGCAAGTATGTTGGATGGGTATGATGATATCGCCTATGTAATGGATGATGGCCTGACTAGTTTAAGTGCTGATGATGTTAATAATACTGGGAGTGCAGGATGTATGCACTTGCAAGGTGATGGGGACGACTACTACATAACTTTCATAGGCACTGGTATTGCGATCAAAGATCTGGGTGGAACACACGGAGGGACAGACAGTTATAAATGGTATATAGATGGAGTAGAAGTCAAAAATTTTACCTCTGGTTACGTTTACCCAAATTCTTTTTTAACAGTAGCTGAGAATCTTCCTTATGGAACTCATATTTTACAAGTAGAACGTGTTACTGCCAACACCTACGGACAAAGGCTTGAAGAAGTAAGTTTTCACCAACCCAAAAAACCACCAATTCCTGAAGAAGCTGTAATTATTTCGGATTACTGTTTGATGGCAGATTTTGTTAAACAGGCAACAGGAACACAGGATACTCTTGGTAAGGTTTCAAAAGGTGTGCGAATGCTTTCTGGATCAAGAGATCTATTTTGTAATGATACTGGTAGTAGGGCATTTTATAATGATACTTATGATTCAGTAGACCTAGACTCATCTAACTTTATACCACAAGGATTTTCACCTTTTCATAGTCACGCTAGTACAAATACTTCATTTGCTCAAGTTCCATTTTTTGGGACAAATGCTTTAGTTAGAGTACAACAGCATGACCTAGGTCATGTGGTATCTTTTAATGGTGGTTCAGGTGTGGCTTTTACTGGTATTGATAATTCAAATGGTAGTGACCATAAAGACCTTTTAGCAATTGATAGTGATGTCACTCTTGCAAATAATACAATAAAGACTCTCGTTGGAGCAGGAGGTGCAGCATTTATAGGTTATGATTTAGTAAGTCCAATCCACACTTCCCACCACTACCAACCCTTTGAAACCCCATACCTTCATGAGTTAGTTGGAGGGGATCGCAATATGGAACAGCACAATTTAATTTGCAGTCCTGATGGGAAAACTTGGGATCAAATTACGAGGGATACGAGTTATCTAGGAAATACAGTTTTGTCTTGTTCTAATAGTTCTTTTACAAGTAGCGGTAACGCTACTGTTAATTTATTTAATAAATGGAGAGGAAATAGAACGAATAATCTAAGAAATTACTATAATAAAGATTTTGCAATTGCATATGACAGAGTTATTTGTTTGGTTCCTGGTCAATATAATATAATGATTCATGCTTACGTAGGCAATAATAATCAAGACATGGGATACATAGCCATAAATGGAACAGATGTCGCAGGAAGTTATCATGCTAACAATGCCTTTTCGTTTCACAATTCTATAATTGTAAATTTACTTAGAGGTGATTACATTCAAATTAAAGGTAGAATGAGTGATTCGGAAACTTACAACGTATTTCAAATAAACAGGGTTTAATGTTTTTAGCAATAAAAGATACAAAAATACTTTCTATCGAAGATACAGATTGGGAGTGCAGAAGAATGGCAAAAGGTTTCTCTTTGCCTGAATACTGGACTTGGCTAGAAACAGTAACTTCTGAAGATGAAAAAGGACATAAAAGCTACGACTTTAGTGGTGAAGATTACGAAATAGTTGAGACAGACTCACCACTTAGTTATGAGTCTACAGGTGATGAAGGTAACCCTATTACAGTTTCTTTTAACCAAAGTGGTCACATAGTCTCAGACCTAGAGGGAACACACTACCACCTTAAGTGGGACGGGAGTAAAATTGTAAAAGACGATGATGCACTAACGGCATACCAAACCGCAGAGAAGTGGAAAAGTGTTCGTGATGATCGCAATCGGAGATTAGCAGAAACGGATTACCTAGCACTAAAAGATAATACTCTATCTGCTAATTGGAAAACATACAGACAGGCATTAAGAGATGTACCTTCGCAGTCTGATCCCGACAACATAACTTGGCCTACTAAACCAGAGTAAATTATGCCTTCAGTATTTAAGTTCAACAACAACGAAATTATTGATAGTAGTGGGAAGATAACGGCTACTGCTTTTCCAAGTAGCTGCATTTTACAAGTTCAGGTAACTACCACCGATTCAGTGTCACAAATTACTTCTTCTAGTTTTACAGACGCATCAGGAATGTCGGTTAACATAACGCCAACTAAAACAGGATCAAAAATTCTCTTATATTTAAATTTCCGATTTGGGAATAGTTCTAGTTCCGATAATGGTTACCGAATATTAAGAGATTCAACTGCCTTAGATTTAGGGGGTCTTGATGTCCAGAATTTAGGGAATTTTCACAGTGCCACATTTGTAGATACTTCAACCACCTTATTAGATACTCATGGAGTAACAGCCGGAACACAAATAACTTATAAAATGCAGGCTAAACGTGGTGTGGGCACATTGTATATCAATGCTAGAAATGATGGACACAATGTTAGAAATGGGTCAATTATCGCAATGGAAATTGCATAAAAATACAAAGTAAGTCATGGCATCAGAACTTAAAGTAGACACGATTAAACATACAAATAACACCAGTGCCATCACCCTGGATACTTCTGGGAATGTTACTTTGTCAGGCAGTGCTAATAATTTAGGGACTGTTAGTGCAGGGACGTTAGGTTCTTCAGTAAATCTGCCTTCGTTTGTTGGTATGGTTGCTTCTTTTTGTATGTCTTCAGTTCCTACTGGTTGGCTTGCTTGTGATGGTTCTGCGATTTCAAGATCAACTTATGCAAGTTTGTTTACTGCAATAGGAACAACTTGGGGTGCAGGAGATGGATCATCTACGTTTAATCTACCAGATTTAGAAGGTGCGTTTTTAAGGGGAACTGGTTCTCACGGCACAAGCAACATGGCAGACGGAAATGACTTTGCTGGCCCATCAGTCGGTAGCTTTGAGAATGACCAGTTCCAAGGCCATGGACATACTCTGTATTCAAAGGGTGGATATGGTAATAGTGATCAGATAGTGGCATTGCGTAATGCAGTCTATGGTGCTGGAGTTTATGCCATTGCGGATAGAAATGGCTTGGTTCAACAGGCGGTTGAATTTGATTACAGTTCACCAAGATATGGTGACGAAACACGACCTTTTAACGCTGGTGTAAAATACTGCATAAAATTTTAAAAAATGATTGCATATAATAAAAACAACGCATCACCAAGAGAACGGCAAAAAGATCCGTTAGATGGTGGTTATTTAATGCCTGGGAATTGTACTGATGTTGTGCCACCAGAATTTAATAAAGAAACACACACTTGTGCATTCAACGGTACAGAATGGGTTCTTACAGAAATAGTTAAACCTGAGCCAGAGCCAGAGCCAGAGCCTTATGTGGAAACTTACGTTGATAAACGATTAAAAGAATACGGATCTTTGGATGAGCAAATAGAATTTATTACAGAAAATGGTTTGGATGCTTGGCAAACTAAAGTATCTGAGATTAAAAGTAAATATCCGAAACCTGAATAATGGCAACAATATCTTTCAAAGACGGCATGGTGCATAACACGCATCAAATCACCGATACAGTCGGAGTATCTGCGAATGAACGGGCAATGATTGTTGGGCCTATTGAATTAACTTCTTCAGGCACAATTAACCTGACAGGAAGTCTAACTGTACTGCACGAACTAAACATCAACGGGGGTACGGTGAATATTCAAACTGGTGGAACACTGGATATACGATGAGCACTTTAACTTTAGGTGGATCGACATTAGCAAACAAAACAGGCAGTGTCGTTTCTATTAACGATGGGGTTATTCTTCCTGCTGGAAGTGTTATTAATACATTAACTTTTGAAACATCGACAGGTGTTAGTAATGATGTTGATCAATTTATCCCTTTAGATAGTACTAACACTTCTATCCAAATCCCTAACTATACAAAGGGAAATAAATTAATTTTTTGGGTAAGTGTTCATTATATAATTCGTGAAGGAGATGGATACATTATTAACCTTAAATCATATTACAATCAATCTGGTAGCACTGGTGCTGGCACTCCTTCAACTTCTTCCCCTTGGGTTTTAAATAATAATTACTTGGGGCATTTTGATACATTTATTGCGACAAGTCAGAACACAGAAGATAGCACAACTTTGCTAGATGTCCTTACAGTATCGGGTTCAGGAACGACTAATATTGATTACGCAGTTTATGCTGATTTTACGGGCACTCAGGTAAATGATATTGTAAGTCAAAAAAGGTTCGTTGTTGTCCAAGAAATTCAACAATAAGGATAATCATGCCAGGTGTACTAAAACTTGAAGGAACCAACATCGCAACAGGCGATGGTAATGGTGCGGTAACGATCAATAATGCTACGTTTAACGGAACGATTGGAAATAGTGCACTTTTTCCAGCAGGAGCCGTAGTCAACAAAAAAATAATCAGAGAAAATGAACAAAACACAGTTCCACATGGTGTGTGGCAAAGTTTCTTAGAAGGAAGTTATACTTATAAAGCTACATCTTCACATAATTTCGTTGAATGGTTTACGACATCATATAAAGTAACGAGTGATACTACTGGTTTTGGTGTAAGGATTTATAAAAAAACAAGTGGCAGTGGGGTAACCACATCAGATTATTTAATCGATGACGGGAACCACTACACGACTGGAGGTCAAAATACGTATACGTTTCATGCAACTTGGCCTGCCCAATGGTATGGTGGCCCTCGGTCAATGCAACTTTTGGACACTCAAACACATTCGGCAGGTGACACAGTTTATTATGCTATTTTTTATAGAAGATATGCTACTGCGGGAACTGTTAATATTCCGTACACTGACCAAAATTCTAATGTCTCAGGTTCCCAAATAACAAATCCTAACCATGGTCTAGTAATTACGGAGGTTATGGTATGAAACCCAGTTATTCTGATGCAATTGTCGCTTTAGGCATAGATGGTGGATTTTCTACAAAAGATGGAAAAATTACAAAATGGTTAACTGACGAAACACAACCCTCTGAAGAACAAATCCAAGCAAAGTTAAAAGAACTCCAAGCAGACTACGATTCCAAACAATACCAACGTGACCGAGCAGTAGCCTATCCAAGCATTCCAGATCAACTCGATACGATCTACCACCAGGGTATAGACGCTTGGAAGGCAGAAATTAAAGTAATTAAAGATAAGTACCCGAAGCCATGACTTTAGAAGAATGCGATAGAGAAATACAAATAACGCAGAAGCAAGTCACAGACTTGTCTGTGAAA